AGACCATCGGCCGGGCGCTGGAATCGCCGCAGAAAGCGGCGGCGGCGCTGGCGCAGCAGGGCTTCGGCGGTCTTGCCTGCCTCGTCCAGTTCCTTGATGGCCTTTCGCACACTGTCGGTAAACGCGGCGCCGAAGCCCTGCTGCGCCAGCGCCGCCGCCGCTTTCTGCGGCGATTCCAGCGCCCGGCCGATGGTCTCGGCGGACTGCTCCACGCCAATCCCCAAGCGCGCCGCCTGGTCGATGGCGATCTGCAATGCTTCCGGGAAGTTCTTGCTGGCAATGCCGCTGTAGGACAGCAGGCGGGTTTCTGCCTTGATGATCTCGCCGGCACTGAATGTCGACGCGGCGGCGATGGCCTCCGACATATCGACCAGTTGGTCGCGCGTGTACGTCGCACCCTGCCCCGTCGATCGCAGCACAGCTTCCAGCTGCGCCATTTCCTGTTCCGCAGCGGCCGTGTTGCGAAGGATCAGGCCGATGCCGGCTAGGGCGGTAGCGCCGGCGTACTTGATGGCATTGCCGATCTTTACGCCAAACTCTTCCCACTCCTCGCCCGAGTCTTCCACGGCGGCCGTGGTTGCCTTGACCTCCTCGCGCAGGCTCTTCAGCGACGCGCGCACCTGGCCGTCGCCGCCGACATCGAACTGGACCTGGAAGCGGCTAGTGCGCTGGGTCACGCTGCGCGCGCTCCCGCTCGGCCACGTCCACGCGTGCCGTCACGAAGGCCCGCTCGATCACCAGCAGGTCGTCCAGCAGGCGCGGAAGATCCGCACGCGTCACGCCGATGCGGTCCAGCGACGCGCGAATGATCGTCAGGCAGTCGCCCATGCGCAGTCCCGTGGGCAGGCCGCTGGGCGCGTAGCTCCACTGTCCCCGACAGCGCAGATACGCCAGCGCGGCCGGTACCGCATCGGGCAGCAGCCGCGGCTGCGGACAATCGTCGCAGACCTTCGGGCACTGCCTGCAGTAGTCGGATGTGAAGCACTCGTCGTATTTCCTTTCGAAGTCCCACAGCCGCTGGTCTTCCACGCCTGGACCCGCGCCGGCAATCCACCGGGCCCAGGCTTCTAGTTTTTTGCCACCCCTTCACGGCTGGCGCGGAACAGCGCTTCGCGCGCGGCCTGGAAGAACCACAGGTAATCCAGGCAGGCGGCCAGGCGCTCGGCGCTGAACGCCTGCGGTTCGCCCGCCTCGTCGTACACGTCGCGCCAGTCGTCGATGCGGTCGGCCAGTTCCTGCAGGTCGGTGGCCTCGACCTGCGTGACCGCGTCGAACACGCGCTGCAGGTCTTCCGTCGTGCGGATCTTCTCCGCAGTGGCCACCAGTTCACCGGCCGTGCGCACCATGGCGCTGCGCTCGCGCTCGCGCAGTTCCTTGCGCGTCAGCAGGCGCATGCGCAGATGGATCTGCGTGCCCGCGCCGTCCTCGCCGATGGGCAATGCCACCGGTACCCACACCTTGCCGATATCCGCCAGTCGAAACACCGCCGCCGCTCCTGTGGTTGTTGCGTCAGATCGCCGCGCGGGGGCTCTTCAGCACCCACGTGACGGCCAGTTCCGCACCGGTCGCGCGGTAGGCCTGGAAAGTGAAGTTCTGTTTCAGGCCGCGCGGGCCGCTGATGGGCGGCTTGGGAGCCTTGATCACCGATACAGGGATGGTCAGTTCCAGCTGTTCGTTGCCGACGGTGCCAGCCCCGGAGCCGCGCTTCAGGGTGACCTTCAGTGCCAGATCGGTACCGGCCAGCGCCTTGGCGCGAAGCACCGGGGAATCGAACTGGGCGACGCCGTCGCCCGTCACGATCGCGCGACCTTCCGGCAAGTCATGCCGCTGGCCACCGTCGTTGAGGCAATACAGGTCCGTGTCCAGGTCGTTGTTCCAGGTCACGTTCAGCGTTTCCACGCACACCTGCGTGGCACCGCCGTCCAGTTCCAGCGTCACGCCGGACACCCCCCAGCCCACGTGGCCGTAGTCGGTCGGCGAGGCATCCACCGGCGCACCAGGCTGGGTGGACAGGCTGGCGCCGCGCAGGTTGAACGTGGCCTGCTGGAATGCAGATCCTGTACTGAACGCGAAGGTGGCGGACTCGACACGGATATCCATGTCGCGGTCATAGCGGCCAGGGGTTGCAATCCGGCTGCTGTAGTCAGCCTCGATCAGCATTGCAGGAGGAATGGCGTTGGCTCCATTGCCAACCTGGAACGTATGCGTATACGGCGAGGCAGCGCCCACCGTCGTCGGTGCGCCAACCAGATGTTTCAACCAGAAGCCGATGCTGGTGCCCAGCGTGAGCACGGCACTGCCGCTGCCGTCCACTCGCCCGCGCTCGCCGCGTTGCTCTCCACGGAGGCCGCCGGCGAGCGTGGGGTCGCTTTCCAGCGGCTGGTCGGCGTCGTAGTCGTACGTGCGCACGTACAGGATTTCCGCATCCGGTGACGCGGGAACAGCCTTTAGGGCGGACTGGGTTACGCCCAGCAGTTTGGTCAGTGCACCGGTGGCCTGTGGCATGGGGGCTTACTCCGCGGAAGGCGTGGAAGAGGCGCCGCCGCCCTCGCCTGCCACTGCGGCGGCAGCGTCGGCGTCGGCGGGGGCGGCAGCGTTCTGGGCGGCGTCCGCAAGCTGGCAACCTTTGGCCAGCAGGGCTTCGGCCTGTTCGGGGGTGCAGTCGACGATCTCGCCGCCTTTCCAGTCACCCAGCTTCACGGCGCCCGGTCGCAGCACGATGCGCACGCGGACGGTGCCGGGCGGCTGGACGGCCTGCGATGTTTCACGGGAAGCACGGTTCTTCATGGCGGTCACTCGCGGTGGATGACCCCATGCACGCGCACGGTGAACGTGACGGCATGCACGGGGTGGTTGTAGTTGCGGTCGGTCAGCACGTCGGCCACGTAGGCCATGTCGCAGGTGTCGTCCAGTGAGGGGTTGCGCAGCAGCAGTTGCACCAGCGCCGGACCGATCGCGTCGGTCTGGTCCACGCTGGTGTCGTAGTCCTGCTGGTGCCAGACCAGCGACAGCACGATGTCTGCCACCCATTCCTGCTGGTGGCTGTTGATGGTCAGCCCCATGGCGTCGCCATCGGCCGACGCGGGGCCGGGCTGCTGGTCGCCGGTATCGTGCAGCCAGCACGGGAGATTCTCGGCGCCGATCTGTTCGAAGCGCCGATTGCCCTTCAGGCACTTGGGCGTGACGGCGGCGCCGGTGCTGCCCAGGTTCAGCGCCTGCATGGCGGTGATGAACTGCGGGTCGCCGATCATCAGTTCCATCAGCGCGGTGCGGGCGGCGGCGATCATGCACCCTCCCCCAGCACCTTGTCGGCGGCGGCCAGCGCGGCGTCGACGTCCAGATCCTTTTCCATGGCGTCGTCGAAGTACGGGCGCGCGGGAATCGGCCGGGCATGCGGGTTGCCGTACGGCTTGAAGCCGTCGTGCAGGCTGCGCGCGTAGACGTTGGTGTTGAACACGACGGCCGAACGGTCGCTCAGTTCCATGGCGAAGCCGCGAACGTGCGTGCCGGTTCGGCGCGGGATGGGATAGGCGCCAGCGGCGGCCGACTTGGGACCAGTGGACCGCTTCACCGCGGCACGCTGCAGTTGGATGGCCAGCGTCCGCATCAGCGTGCGCGCGGCGGCGCGGCTGTTGCGCGCCGACACGTCCAGCAGCTTCACTGTTTCGTTGGCGTCCACGACGGTGCGGAACATCAGCCCGTCCCCGCCGGCGCATACGGGCCGGTTTCCACGTGCGCCAGTGCCGCGCCGGTACCGGTCGCGGTGATGCCCAGGGCCAGCGCCATGGTGTCGTCGGCGCATTCGAAAGCGCGCTGCGCCTGGCTTTCGTATTCGCGCCGGTTCAGATAGTCCAGCCCTTCGCGCGAGCCGGTGGCATTGCTGTCGATGAAGGCAGCGCGGCGCTTCCACAGATGGCCCGACACCCAGCACAGTTCGGCGGCGCGCAGGCGTTCGTGGGTGGTGCTGTCTTCCGGCACGGCCGCATAGCCGGCGCCGAAGCGGCCGATGGCCCACTGCTCGGCGCGGGCGATCAGGCGGGAAAGATAGCCGCCGGTTCCCTCTGACCAATCGGCAGGCGTGCCGAACTGCTCCGGTCGGAAACCGGCGTCGGTGATGTCCTGGATCTTGACCTTGGCCGCCATGCATGCGGATGGCCCGGGTTGCCCCGGGCCATCACGTCCCCGATCAGGCCAGCGCCACGCGCGCGATCTGGTCGGCGTCGCCGACGATCGCGTTGTACTGACCCTTGCCGTACCAGTCTTCGGCCGACGCGGCGGGCTCGCGCTTGCTTTCCACCGTCAGCGGCTTCCAGTCGGCGCGCTTGTTCTTGCGGCCGGGCAGAACCACGTAGTAGTTGGCGTCGTTGGCCGGCACCTTCGTGGTGACGATCACATTGCGCACACTGAAGGCCACCGGCTGCTTCTGTGTACCGAAGGCGATCATGGGGCTGCCGCGCTGCGCGTCCAGGAAGGCCAGCACGTAGCCGACATTCTCCGGGGCCACCAGAATGTCCACCTGCGGGTTGCTGCCCAAGGCATAGCCCTTGGCCTCGCACTTGCGCAGGATGCTGGCCGTCGCCTTGTTGAAGGTGGTGGCTGCATCGGTGGCGAACGCCACATTGATGCCGGCGCCCTGGCCCGTGATCAGCCCGTAATGACGGCTGGCCTTCTGGTCGTAGTACGTCGAAACGAACTCATTGACCGCCTCTTCGATGTGGTAATACTTGCCGAACTGCAGCCACACATCCAGCAGGCTGAAGCCTTCGGTGTATTCCAGGTATGGCACCGACACCTTGGCTTCGGTGATCTCGCGGCGCGGCTTGATGATGCCGCCGGGCTTCTGCTGCGACCACGTGAAGCCCATGCTGGCGTTGATCAGTTCGAAGTGGTCCTGGTTGGACCCCAGCAGGCCGGGCACGTCGTCGAACAGCACCTGGTAACCCAGATCCATGTCGCGCACGTTGTCCTGGAAGAACTGCACCACGCTGCTGGTGACCTGCTGCAGCACGGGGTTGTCGCCGGGCGTGGCCCACTTCGCACCCACCACGGGAGTGGCGCGGTCCGACTGCAGGAAACCTTTGACGCGCGCGTCGTCCAAGCCCTTGCCATCCTCCACGCCCGCGATGCGGGACATGGGGTTCAGCGATGCCTTGGCCACTTCGGCCGGCGACATGCACGCCAGCATGATGGGCGCATACAGCAGCGCGGCCTTCAGGCTGTTGAACAGTGCCGTGCGCTGCGCGCCTTCGTTGCCCTTGGCCTGCAGGGCCGCGTAATCGATGTTCAGTTTCATGTCGGCGTGGCCCTTAGAAGCTCTTGAAGAGGAACAGCGGGGTGACGGTGTCGCCCGCCAACGCCGGAGCGAGGGCGAAGCCGCAGGCCGTGTTGCCCGATGCGGTGGTGGTGAAGCGCTTGTTGGTGTTGTCCCAGTAGACCGCCTGGCCCACCGTCCACGCCTCGCCCGTGGCCTTCGGTGCGCCCGAAACCTCCGAGTCGTAGATGTGTTCGTTGCTGGCCGCGGCGTCCGCGGAGTTCATCGGAATGAACACGCGGGCGTTGTGCACGTGCGGCACCTTGGCGACGGTGGCGCCCGTGGCGGCGAACTGCAGGCCACGGATCTGGTTGGACGGGCTGCGCAGCTGAAGACCCATGGTCGTGCTCTCCGGTCAGGCGTTGAACGCGGCGGCGAACACCGGCGGGGCACCCTTCGTGCCTTCGTCGGTGCGCTCGGGCGCGGCGGGGGTGGTGGGGGTGACGGTGCCGCCCTTCGGCGCCTTCGCCTGCACGGCGGTGGCGCGCTTCTGCAGCGACGCCAGCGGCTGGCCGGCGTAGATGGCCTTGGCCGCGGTGACCGACTCTTCGTCGTCTCCGCACAGGCCCGCGTTGCGCTCGCCCTGCACGATGGTGTCGATGAGGCTGTCGCGGAACGCCTGGCCCGCCTTGACCGCGTCGGCCAGGTCGCCCGGCTTTTCGATCAGGTGGGCGTGGTCGCCCAGCGCTTCGCGCGCCTTGACGACGATGTCGTGCGACGGTGACGCGGCGTCCAGCTTCTTCTGCAAGTCCGTGTTGGCGGCCTTGGCATCGTCGAACAGTTTCTGCAGGTCCACGGTGGGTTCCTCGGTACGGGATGCGCCCTTGATGGCGCGGGCGCCGGGTTGCGCACCCAGCCAGACCAGCGAGCCTTCCAGCGCTTCGCCGGGGGAAGTCAGACGGCGGGCCTGCATTTCGCGGCCCGCTTCGTCGCGGAAATAGTCGCCGCGCTTGGCGGTGAAGCCGATGGACACATCCGACACGATGCCGGCGTCCGCCTTCAGCAGCAGATCCTTGTTGCCCTCGGTGCGCACCATGTAGGCGCTGGCCATCAGGATGGTGGCGGTGGTGACGCCTGGAGGCCACGTCAGGTCCGGCTGGCGCAGCAACGTGCGCGCCTCGGCGTGACTCATGGTCTGCAGTTCGGCGTGGAAGAACCGACCCTCTCCCGGACCGGAATCACCATCCCAGCCAGACGGGTGCTTGATGAAAAGCCCCTTGCCCGGCAACGTGCGGGCGAAGTCGGCCAGCAGCGAGTCGTCGAATGCCTCGTCGTCGCGGTCGATGGCGTTGTGCGCCAGGGCGAACGTACGCACGTACAGCTGTTCCGGCGGCAGGTCCGCCAGCATGTACGGGCGGATGGCGGCCAGCTGGTCGGCGGTCGGATCACCAGCCGCCTTGATGCACAGCGTCAGCGATTTGTGCAGGCCGCTCACTTGGTCTTCGGCGCCTTCACCGGCTTGGTGGCCGCAGCTACCGGCTTCAGGTTGGCGTTGCGCCACGAAGCCTGTTCGATGTCCAGCGGGCCGGCGTAGTCCTCGCGCTGCCAGGCGGGCGCATCGTCGGACGGTGCCGGCGCGGCTTCCGTCTGCACGGTCGGCGGCGGGTTCGGGTCACGCTGCGCATCGGCGGCAGCGGCTTCCAGCCTGGCGACCAGTTCGTCGATGGCTTCCAGCGCGCCCTTGCGGTTGGCTTCCTTCGCTTCCAGTTCGCGCAGTGCGGTCAGGTCGACGAGGGTCAGGCCCGCCAGACGTTCGGAGAATTCCGGAATCGTCAGATTCTGGATCTCGGCGAGTTCTTCGGGCTTCTTGTCCACGGCTTCACTCCGCAATGGCCCGATACGGGGCCGGTGGGTTGCATCTGCGGGTGAAGGTTGGGAGACGCGCCAATGCGCCGTCTCCCCCGTTGGTTAACGGTCAGGCGTTCGGCACGATCGCGCACCGGCAGTTCGGGTGCGAGTCGCGCACCGGTACCGGCGCCTTGTCCAGCGTGTACGGACCGGCCGCGGCAAGCTCCCGACAGATGGTCGACACGGCCGCGTCCTCCGCCGTGCTGTAGTCCACCAGCGTGATGCCCTGCTGTTCGTACAGCGCGAGCGATCCATCGGACTGCGCCATGGCGATTTCGCTACGCGCCAGCCGTTCCCAGTTGTAGTCGCCACCATCGAAGCGGCGCTGCAGTTCGCGCGCGACGTTCACAGGGTTCTGCCCGTCGAACTCACCCGACGCCAGCGCGGCGACGATGCGCGACTGGTACTGCCGTGCGAATCCGTCGCGCACCAGTTGCAGCCCCGTCTGCGCCAGCGATTCGCGCACGCGATCGCGCAGCCGCGCGATGGCGGCCTGCACCACCGGGTCGTCCATCAGCCCCTTGGCGCCTCTGCCGCCGTCCAGGTCGTCGGCGCCGTTACGCACACCGCGATCCCACGCGCCAAGCTGCGCTTCCAGCAACGCCTTCGCCATGGCTGGCACGCGCGCATTGCCCTGCGCCAGCAGCATGGCTTCCGTGCCTGGCGCCAGTTCGAACGCTTCGCCGTCAGGCGTGTCCAAGCCCAGCGTGCGCAGGGCATCAGCCGCCAGTGCGTGCCACTGTCGCTTCAGCGCGCTGGACGCTGTGGCTTCCAGCGCGGGCAGCGCGGGGTCGTTGCGCGCCCATGGTTCGCCCTCCGTGGTGTCGTCGGACTTCGTGCGCGCCTTGCCGGTGCGCGGACTGCGCGGCGTGCGCAGGTTGTTGTCGATACCGCGGCGTAGCTCGGCCGGGTCCACCTGGCCGCTCTCGCCCAGCATCAGGGCCGTCTGGGCCCGCAGGAAGCCAGCCTGCGCGCGCTTCTGCTCGTCCATCAGGTTGGGCAGGCGCTGCACCAGATCCCAGTCGCCCGGCTTCCAGGTGCGCCCGCGTGCGCGCAGCATGGCTTCGATGGGGCGGCGAAGTTGCGGCTTGCGCACGGCGAACCGGGTTTCCGATTCCTGCAGCACCACGACCGACTGCTGTTCGCCGATGCCGGCGGCCTGCGACCAGGTGATGCCCAGCATCCACGGCGGCAGGCCGAACCCGGCCACGATCTGTTCCAGCATGCTGCGTGCCGGCGCTTCGATTTCCAGCACTTCGCCAGCGCCGCCGATCACCCCGACCTTGATTTCGTCATCCTTCGCTGCGGCCGTGGCGAGATCCATGCTGTTGCCTCGCTTCTTCGCCAACATCGCTTTGCCGAGGTTTTCCGCAATGACGTTGGCGCGCTTCTGCGCTTCCGGGTTGTCCACTTTGGAGTTCTTCGTTCCGTAGTGCACGTGGTAACTGGGGTCGCCGAAGCGCTCCCACGCCCGGCCGGTGGCGTTCTGCATTTTCAGCAGGATCTGCGCCACGAACGGGATGCTGCGCAGAATGCTGGTGCCGTAGGGGTTGTCGGCTTCCGGCTTGTTCAACGCGAACACCAACTGGCGCGCATCAAGCTCCACGAAGCCCAGCGTGCGCAGACCGGACAGCACGTCGTGCCGTACGCTTCCGCGCAGGATCTGTTCCACCTGGCCAAGCCCATCGGGTCGACGGTCGCTGTCGGGCTCGGGCGCGCGGTAGAACGTTCGCAGCACCCCTTCGTGTCGCACGAAGCACACGCCCTTGCTGTCCGCCACACGCAGGCCGATCACCTCCCGGCCGCGGCCGTCGTAGATGAATTCGCCGATGCCAACGCCCTGTTCGTAGTGTTCATCGCCCTGCGATCGGTAGAACGCCTGGTATCCCGTTTCCAGGTCGTTGACCGGCACGTTGTTCATCCACTGCTCGATTTCCTGCACCAGCTTGTCGTTGGCGCCCTCCACCGTGATGATGCCGTCCATCGTGGTCAGCCGGCTGATGCCGCCGTCCAGGATCGGGATCGCCTCGCGCAGCGCCTCCAGCAGGTACGGGTTGCGCGACCGGGGCTGCCACGTGCCCATGATGTCCTGCCACACGCCCATGCCCTGGCCTTCGCGCAGGGATGCCGCGATGCCGCCATTGGTGGCCGCCTTGCGACGGGCGGACCACGGCCATTCCGGCCACAGATTCATGATGCGCATGGTGTCTTCCAGTCGGTGTTCCCGGTCAGCGGAAACGTGGTGATGATGGTTTCCGGCGGCGTGCACACGAACACGGCGCCGGCTTTGGAAACGAGGTAGTAGCGCCCAACGCCCCGCGTGCGCTTGCGCGTGTCATCCGACAGCTGATTGGCCAGCTTCCGCCGCGTTGCTTTTCCGGGTCGGCGCGACGTGGTGAACTCGGCCACCATGTCGCGGCCCGGGAACCGCTCTTCCCATCGCTGGCGGGCGTGATCGGTCACGATCATGCGGCACGCTCGACGGCGCCGGATGCGAACAGGTCATGTCCCAGGCCGTCATCGATCAGTGCCCGCAGCTTGCGCAGCATCTGCTGACGGCGGGCGTCTGGCACGTGGTCGTCCTTCTTGCTGTAGATCGGCCACTTGGCGCCTTCGCGCGCCGTCTGTGTGGCCATGGCATTCAGGGCGTCGTTGTCGTATGGCAGCGCATACCCGCCGGCTTGCAGGCGGGCGCTGATGCACTGGGTTGCCCAGTGCTTGGCCGGCGCCACCAGCGTGCGCCGTTCGCCGGTGCGTTGGTCGTCGTCTTCCAGCGCTTCGCCGTCTTCGCCGATGCACTCGACGTTCTGCTGGAAGTGGAAGCCGATCATTCGCCCATCGAACATGGCGTCCATGAAGCGGTCAACGGTGCACAGGTCCTTGACCACCACCGTTCCTGCGCTACCCAGGTCGACACCCCAGAACGGCAGGTGGTTGAACAGGCTGTCCAGCACGAAGACCAGGTCTTCCTGCAGGTGGTAGGGGAATCCTTGCAGTTTGACGCGAACGCGGTCGCGCATGACCGGGCCGACCTCTTCGCTGACGATCAGTTCCGTGGGGTCGTTGCGCTCGCCAAGGTCGGCGCCTGCCCAGAACGATCCGTGCGCAGCGACAGGGATATGCGGTCGCAGGATATCGGCCATGGCGGCCCGACGGGTCGCGTCGGTACCGCGCAGGATAGGCGCCAGGTCGATGGCGTCATCGCGCAGGGTGTCGTACGTGCCCACCTTGCGCCCATCGCTTACCGACAGCTTCACGCCCATGACTTCGATGGACAGCGTGTCGGCCTCCGCATCGGCGTGCAGCTTGATCACGCGATAGTCCGGCAGGTCCACCACGTTGGGCATCAGGCTGCCCCACGGCCACACGGGGTTTTCTGCCTGGCCGTGTTCACCCAGCACGTTGCGCTGGAAGCCTGGCGTATTGCGGCCGCCGAAGCGGCGGACCATTTCGGCCTCGCGCTCGGCGGACCAGAACGGCGCCGGCTTCATCGTCTGCTGCCAGCGGAACAGGCGGTAACCCGATTTGCCGACCGGCAGGTCGGGGACGGCGGTCTGCGTGAGCCGGAAAAACTCGCTGGCGCGATCGCCGTCCGGCACGGAGTAAACGCGGGCCCGGCATCCCGGCTTCAGCGCACGCCAGAATTCGCTGAAGATCACTTTGGACTTGACCTTGGCGCCTTCGTCGAACAGACCGAAGGCGTTGACGTGGACGCCGCGGAACGCTTCGCCATCATGACCGCCGGGGCGGTAGTACGTGCGCGCGATGCTCGGCCTGTCCGGTCGCACCGGATTGGGGGCAAGGAACCGATGCATGGTGTGCGGCGTGCGCTTGGGTTTCAGCCAGAAGTGCTGGATCAGAGTTTTCTGGCCGGCGCCATCGGCCACGCCGAACTGCTCTTCCAGCGCCAGGATGATTTCGTCCAGGTGGGTCTGTTGGGGCGCGGCGATCAGTGACCATGGATTCGGGACGCGCCCGCCCATGGCGGTGCAGCCGGCCCACGCCGTCAGCGCGATGATCTCGCGCGTCTTGCCGCACTCGGCGCCGTCCTGGTGGATCACGTCCTGCATCCATGCCCGCATGCTTGGGCGCTGGTAGTCCCAGAAGCGATACGGCTCCCCCGTATCCGGTTCGAACAGGAACGTTTCCGCCCAGCGCAGCGGATCTTCGAACGTGAAGACCACCAGCGCTTCGTCGACGGTGATGTCGTAGTCGCCGCGTTCAAGCGCGCGCCATGCCCAGCCGCGCTCGGCCATCCATGCATCGAACTCGTCGGCGTCGTAGACGCCGCGGTCCAACATCTGCGCCTGCAGGATGCCGACGTTGACGGGCTTGACCGCCATCAGCCACCACCTGGTGGCAGCGCCTTTGCGCCCTTTGCTGCCGCAGCGCGCTGGAAGATGCCGCCCAGCACGGTCTGCATAGCGTCGGTGGCTTCCTCCTGCACCTTGGCCTTGGCCTTCGCCTGTGGCGTGACCAGCAGTTCCGGCAGGCTGATGCCCAGCGTTTCCAGTGTCTTGATCATCATCGGGTAGCCGGGATTGGCGACGTACTTGCCGATGACCGGATCGCCCTTGGCGTCGCAGACCACCTTGCCTTCGTCGGTCACCATCGGGATGCCGATGACAAGACCCTGCGTGGAAACCGTCGACCGCAGTTCGTGCAGCATCTGCAGCGCAGCCGATACCTCCGCCGCCATCAGTCCGTGCATGCCTTCCATGCTCCCTGACTGCAGCGCGTCGATGATCGCGGTGAACGCCTGCACGTACACCTGCTTGTCCAGACAGCTGCCGCCCGCCTTCGTCTGGCCTTCATCGACCAGCGAACACGGATACTTCGGGCACGTCGTCTGGCACGGCTTGCCGGTGGCGCCCAGCAGCGACTGCAGCCCACTGTCGAAGTGCGAAACGTGGATGGCGCTGTTCAAGCCGTGCTTCCACGCGTTGCGGCTGGAACGCGCCTTGCCTTCGATGGTGCGTGGGCCGGTGCTTTTCTTCGCGGCATCGCGCCGCTGCTGCAGCTGGGCAGCGGTCAGGGGCTTGCGTTCGCGGATGATGGATTTGCTCACGGGATGGGTTCGTATCACGCCGTGCCCCCTCGCGTCTCCCGCCCGAGTTTCCGCCGCAGCACCTTGTGCACGTACGGCGCGGATACTCCCAGCAGCCGGGCGATCTCCGCCTGCGGCCACGGGTCGGATTCGCGCGACGCCATGTTGACGATCAGCGCATCACGCTCCGCGGTCCACAGACGCTGGAAGAACTTGCCGCGCTTGCACACGCTGACCTCGCCGCCGCCCATTTCGTCCAGCAGCACCAGGAAGGCGCGCAGGCCGGCGTCTTCACCCACCACGGCCATCATGCGACGCGCCAGGTCCAGCCATTCGTTTTCCGCTGCACCGGCTTGCGCCACCAGCCGGCGTTCAAACTCGGTGGCGCGCTCGCCGGCATCACTGAATCGGATTTCGTCAATCACTCGACAGTTCCCCTGCTGCCAGGCGCGCCCACATGGGTGTGCCTGTTGGTTTGGTTCCCAGCACGCGGTGCTGGCGCGCTGAACTCAGGCGCGTGCGTCGCGCGCGCTCCGACACGGCGAGATAGCCGCGCGTCGTCTCGATGCTTTCGTGTCCCATCAGGGCGCGGATGGTTTCGATGTCCGCGCCGTCGTCGTACAGCTGCGTGGCGAACGTCACGCGGAAGCGATGGATACCCCAGTCGCGCAGCTTCGCCGCCTTCGCGTGCTTGCCGACCATCGCTTCGAAGCTCCGCAGCGCCAGCGCGTGTCCTTGCGTGGGCCCGGTCAGCGCGACGAACACCGCATCGCGGTTGATGTCGAACGGCAGGCCGTCGCGGGTTGCCAGCCATTCGTGCAGGGCGGTGACCACTGGTCCTTCGAATGGCACTTCGCGTTCCTTGGCCCCTTTGCCTTCGATGCGCACGACGCCGCGTGCCGCGCTCAGTTCCAGGTGCGCCAGCTTCAGGCTGGCGAGCTCTTCGCGGCGCAGCCCTGTGGTCAGCAGCAGCAGCGTGGCGCAGCGGTCCCGCACCGACCGCAGCGGGTTGGCGCTGGCGATCGCGGCGAACAGGGCGCGCAGCTGGTCGTCGGTGTATTTCTTCGCCGGCTTCGGCTTGACCTTCGGGCCCTGCAGGTCGGCCGCCGCGTTCGCCTTCGCCAGGCCGCAGGCGCGGCGCCAGTCGAAAAAGTTGCGTAGCGCCTGCACTTGCTGTGCACGCCACGTATTCCCGTTTTTGCATTCCACGGCCAGCCAGCGCTGCCAGCGGTTCAGGTCTTCCAGCGTGGCCTGCGTGAAGTCGATGCCGTTGCAGGCGGCCCACGCCAGGAAGCGGCCGGCCGTGCGGCCGTACGACTGCCCCGTGGTCGCCGGCCGTGACCCGCAGTCGATGGTCAGGTGGACCAGCCACAGCCACAGTTCGGCCAGGCTGCGCGGCGGCAGGCCGCGCCGCTCCACGCGGCGCATGACCTCGGCGAAGCGCGGTTCGCTCGCCAGCAGCCACGCGCGGTGCGCGGGCAACTCGCGGCCATTGGGGAGCCCTGCCAGCGCTTCGGCGACGCCATCGGGCAGTGGCGCGATGTCCGGCGCGTTCACGCGGCACCGCCGGGGGTCGTCGCCCTTGGGAACCCTTCCCATTTTTCGAGGCGGCAGTAGTTGGGCCGCCCCCCTCGGGGTGCCCGTGGAACAAAGGGGGGGTGCCCCCCCTGCTGCGGTGCCGCGTAGCGCCCCGGTCCGGACACCACGCCAGAACCCTTACGAATCAATGACTTACGCGCCCCGATCGCCGGTCTGTTCCAAAGCCCGTGGAACGTTCCACGGCGAGGGCGTCCAGCGGTTCCGCCTACTGCCACAAGGGATGCAGCCAGCCCGTGCGGATGTTCCACGCCAAGGGTAACAACAGTGTTTGCGCGCAATGAATGGGAAGCGAGGATCACGAAGCAGCCCCCATCGCCGCGGCCGGCTGCAGTTCACGCCACCGCGCCAGCAGCGGCGCCGCGCGTTCGGTGTAGTCGTCGGCACTGAGCATCCCCGTGTGGTCACGGTGGTGCCGCAGGTCGATCAGCTGGTCGCCGATGGCGCGGAGTTCGTCCGCTCGCGCCCTGGCCTCGGGGTCAACCGCGGCGACTGCCGGCGCACCTGGTACCTCGCTGGCCTGCTGCTGCTTGTCCAGCTGTCGACCGATCGCGGTACGCGCGATGTAGGCGACCGACTTGCCCTGCTTCTCGCGTGCGACGTTGGCGATCTGCTCCGGTGTTACCCCTGCCGCCTTGGCTTCCAGCAGTTCGGGAACGAACGCCCCGCATTCGCTGTACCCCGCTACTCCACGAAGCGCGCGCGCCAGGTCGTCGGCGCCCTCTTGGGATCTATCCTCTCGTAGAGATTTATCTATACCTGAAGAAGCAGAAGCAGAAGCAAAAGCAGGGCCGTCACCTTGCCGTTCACCCACCCGCCCGGTCGGTGACCGGCTGGGTTGGTTCGTTTCAGTGAAGCGTGTGGTGGCGCCGCGCTGCGTTCGCCGCCACTCATCGCGGACAAAACGCGCGGAAAACCAACAACTTCCGCCGTCTGCCTTCACTAGAATCACCGAAGGAAGATCACGCCCCGCATGCCTCGGCGTATGCACGAAGTCGGTATCGAAACGTTCGCTGCCTTTCAGCACGCTTTTTGTCGCCAATTCGCGCGCATAACGCAGCGGAACGTTCGCGGCCGATGCCAGTTCGGCCAGGGGCCAGCGCAGCACCCCGTATTCGTCCGACTGGTGAAGCACGGCCAGGATGCGCACCCATGCGCCCTGGGCGGCGAGCGAACAGCGCCCCAGCGCCATGTCGCCCACCCACTCTTTCCAATACAGCTGGGTGGCCGGTGCCTTCATGCTCCGACCTCGATGCCCAGCTGCTGTTGTTTCGGCGCCGAACTGGCCGCGACTGCGATCGGGCTGACCCACAGGCATTCGGTGCGCAGCGCGGTTCCTCTGCCAGCAGAGATGCGTGATTTCGTGGTGTGGCGCGTCCATCCCGCCAGCGCTTCGTCGTACAGCGGGGACTGGTAGCCAGACACCAGCACTGCGCCCCGCAACCCAAGGATCACGTCGAGCAGGGCGACGTGATCTGCCTCCGACATTTCGTGGCGGTAATAGCCCGCCTTCCCCTTGGCTATGACGCGTGTTGAATGGAGGTATGGCGGGTCAACGTAGTGGAGCGTGACGGGGCTATCGTGCTGCCGCATCACCTCTACCGCTGGGCGATTCTCGATCAGCACCCCAGTGAAGCGGGACGCGCCGGACATCAGTCCCTCCGGGAATCGCAGCCAAAGGTCTTGTGCCGTCCCGTAGCGGCGCCGGGTGTCAATGCGAAACCCTGTCGTGCCTTTCGACGCACCTGCTGATCCGAAGCCCATCTGCGCGCGGATCACCAGGCGGCGGGCTCTCTCGACGGGGTCGTCGCTGGCCTGCCACGCTAGATCGAACTCGGCCCGCGCGTACGGCGTCAGTGAACAGGCCTCAATCAGCCGGTCACGCTGTTCGCCGTTCTGCAGGACACGGAATAGGTTGACCACGTCCCCGTCGAGGTCGTTGTAGACCTCGGCCTGCGTCCGCGGCTTCGTAAGTAGCACGCTGGCAGCGCCAGCGAACGGCTCGACGTAGATCTCGTGTGGCGGGAAAAACTGCTGGACCCACCCCGACAGGCGGAACTTCCCACCGTGGTAGCGAAATGCAGGGGAAACCACGGCTTCGTGCGGCGCGCCAGGCGCGGGCTTAACGTGGGAAGTGCTGCAAGGATGGGCGCGGTCTGGCCCGTCGTTGTATGGTTGGGAAGCTGGGTTCACCGATGTTTCCTGTATCGGTAAACCGCTGAAGATTCAGATGGTTAGCGCGTAAGCTAATGCCTATTATG